ACGGGCGTATAAGGAGTAATTACAGATGGCAATTTCACGCGCTCAAACTCTCAAGGAGTTGCTGCCCGGACTTAACGCGCTGTTCGGGCTTGAGTATGCCAAGTACGAAGATGAGCACACCATGATCTACGAAACGAATGCCTCTGAGCGTTCGTTCGAGGAAGAGGTGAAGCTGTCTGGTTTTGGCGCAGCCCCGGTTAAGGCCGAAGGCGCTTCTATCAGCTATGATCAGGCGCAGGAATCGTTCACCGCCCGGTATAACCACGAGACGATTGCTATGGGTTTCTCCATCACCGAAGAGGCGATGGAAGACAACCTGTACGACCAGCTCTCGGCTCGTTACACCAAGGCGCTGGCCCGCGCTATGGCTCACACGAAGCAGGTAAAAGCTGTCGCTCCGTTGAACAACGGTTTCACCACGTTCAACTCTGGCGACGGGGTTACTCTGTTCTCGACCTCGCACCCGCAGGTATCGGGCGGCACCAACGCTAACCGTCCTGCGGTTGGCGCTGACCTGAACGAGACCTCGCTGGAAGATGCGATCATAGCAATCAGCCGTTACACCGACGAACGCGGTCTTTTGATCGCTGCTCGTCCGCGTCGCCTGATCGTCCCGAGTCAGTTGATGTTTGTTGCAGAGCGCCTCCTTGAGACGACGCTGCGTACCGGCACGGCTGATAACGACGTAAACGCGATCCGCAACATGGGCGCTATCCCGGAAGGCTACTCGGTCAACCACTTCCTGACCGACACCAACGCCTTCTTCCTGATCACCGACGTCCCGAATGGTATGAAGCACTTTGTTCGTACCGCAATGGAAACGTCGATGGACGGCGACTTCGATACCGGCAACGTGCGCTACAAGGCACGCGAGCGGTACTCGTTCGGCGTCAGCGACCCGCTGGGCATCTACGGAAGCCCCGGCTCTTCGTAAGAGAGCTAGGCGAAAGCCAAAAGGAAAGCCCCCTTATGGGGGCTTTCTTTTATGTGCCATTAAGCGTATAAACATAAATACGGGCTAAAAACCGCGCGATCTGACATCCCGTAGACGACATGCAGACAGACGCGCAACTCGCATGTGAGGACTATTGAATGGCTAATACCACCTTTAGCGGCCCGGTGATTTCTACCAACGGGTTTGTTGGCAACCTCGCCGGATCCGGAAGCGTCACGCACGCCACTACGGCGGCCATTAACGCTACGGCCACTGCAACCGCCTCTGAAGTTGCTACCGGCTGGATTACCTCTACTTCTGCCGCTGCCACCACGATAACGCTGCCTACCGGAACTCTTCTGGGCACCCAACTGAGAGCGGTTCGGGGCACAGTTTTTGATCTGTATATCGACAATACCGCTGGCGCAAACGTGGTCACGATTGCTGCTGCTACCAATGGCGTTTTGTCTAGCGCAGGCGTGGATTCTGCAACATCTTTTGGCGACCTGACTGTGGCTTCTGGTGCAACCGGGCTTGCTCGTTTCACCCTGATGTTTTCAAGCGCAACGGCATACGCCTTTACTCGAACCGCTTAATCGGAGGCTGCCATGAGCGCCAGCAACATTCAGACAGTCCAGAAGACTGCGACCGGAGCTGCTGTTAATGGCCGGACTCGATTGTTTGGTCTTTACTTCACCAACACCGGTACTGCGGCAACCATCACGCTTCGAGACGGCGGGGCTGCTGGCGCGGTAAGGCTAACTCTTGCCACTCCTGCGGCGGCTGGGGCGAGTGATCTAATTATCCCTGACAATGGGATTCTTTTTGAAAGCTCGATCCACCTCACCGTCAGCTCTGCTGATGTGACTAGCGTTACGTTCCTGTTTGCTGGTGGCGCTGCGGCTTAAAGATGGCAGAGCAAAAGAAGCCAAAGCCCAGTAACCCTGCTCTCTGGGGCAGGGTTCAGGCTGAAGCCAAAAAGAAGTACGACGTTCATCCTTCCGCTTATTCAAATGCTTGGGCATCCAAGGAATACAAGAAGCGAGGGGGATCTTGGTCAGGCCCAGACAATAGGGTGAAGAAGGGTGGCTAAGGGCGGATTGGGTAAATGGTTCTCTGAAGAATGGGTTGATATCAAGACCGGCAAAGAGTGCGGTCGATCTGGCCCAAAAGACAAAAGAGCCTATCCAGCCTGTAGGCCCAAGGCCACCGCTTCAAAAATGTCTTCATCTCAGAAGACTGAAATGTCCAAGAAGAAGAACAGCCCCGCAAGAAAGTCTTGGCCTGTAACTCCAAGCGGGAAGAAAAAGAATGCCTGAGCGTTTAAATAAAGCGAAGATGGCTTGCAATAAGCCGAAGGCAACTCCTTCTCACCCCAAGAAGTCTCATGTGGTTAAGGCTTGCTCTGGCGGAAAAGAAAAGATCATTCGATTTGGAGAGCAAGGCGCTGAGACCGCAGGCAAACCGAAGGCTGGTGAGTCTGAGCGAATGAAGAACAAGCGAGCCAGCTTTAAAGCTCGTCATGGAAAGAACATAGCAAAAGGTAAAATGTCAGCAGCATATTGGGCCGACAAGGTTAAATGGTGATTTAATTGGCAATCTCTAGAGCGCAGATGGGGAAAGAGATGGTTGGCAACAAGAAGTCTGACGGCAAGAAGATCGAAAAGGTTATGGGCGAGTACAAGCGTGGCAAGCTCAAGTCGAGTTCTGGCGATAAGGTTAAGAACCCGAAGCAGGCTATCGCCATTGCTCTGTCCGAAGCTGGCATGACAAAGAAAAAGAAGAAGTGATTGGAGCCTGAATGGCAACCAGTGGAACAGCGATATTCAACCCCGACTTCGGGGAGATTGCAGAAGAGGCCTACGAAAGAATCGGCATAGAGCTTCGTACTGGCTATCAGTTTGCTTCTGCCCGCCGTTCGTTGAATATCATGGCGCAGGAGTGGCAGAACAGAGGCATCAACCTCTGGACTGTTGAAAGCGGCACGGTAGCTATTGTTGCCAACACCGCCACATACACGCTTCCAGCGGATACGATTGATATCATTGAGCATCAGTTGAGAGACGGATCTGGCGCGTCTCAGACTGATTACACGCTCACAAGAATTTCTGTTTCGACCTATGCCCAGCAAACAAACAAGCTGGTCACCGGAAGGCCTCTACAGATCTATGTGGATCGCAAGAGAGACGCCCCGCAGGTAACCCTTTGGCCCGTTCCAGACTCTTCTTATACGCTTGCTTATTGGCGTATGCGTAGGATTCAGGACGTCGGGGCTGGCGGCGCTAACACCATTGACGTTCCTTCTAGGTTTATTCCCTGCTTGGTCGCCGGGCTTGCTTACCACTTGGCGGTCAAGAATCCATCTAGTGCTGATCGAGTTGCTTTCCTTAAAGGTGAGTACGAAGAGCAGTTCAGGATGGCGGCGGAAGAAGATCGAGAAAGGGCGACTACGTCTTTTGTGCCTTACAGTAGCTGGTAATGACCCGTCCTTTTGCACAAGGCAAAAAGGCTCTAGGCATATGTGACCGGTGCGGTTTCACGTATCGCCTTGTAGAGCTGAAGGAACAGATTGAGGACGCAAGACTCACTGGCCTTCTTGTTTGTGATGAGTGTTTAGACGAAGACCAGCCTCAGCTCCAGCTTGGCAAGATTCCTATAAACGACCCGCAGGCTCTACAGAACCCAAGGCCTGATAGGGTCGAGCCTTATGTTTTCTATGCCGGGATCCCTCAGACTCCTTGGGATTATAACTACCAGATTCAGGGGCTAGGCTCTGTCGGGTTTGTTTCTATTTCTTTAGGCGTTTAGCGACAATGGCATACACATATGGGCAGCTAAAGACCGCTCTTCAGAATGAGATGGAGACAGACGAGACTACGTTCGTCTCGACTCTCCCTGACTTCATTCGTAACGCTGAAGAGCGAATCTTTAAGATGGTTCCTCTTCCTGTATTCAGGAAGAACTGTGATGGGAACCTATCTTCTGGCGTTAGATTTTTGTCCACCCCGGATGACTATCTGGCTCCATATGCTCTTTCGATCACTGTTTCTGGTTCCAAGGTTTTTCTAGATCAAAAAGATTCTTCATTCATTCAGTCTTACTGGCCCGATCAGTCATCTCAAGGCGTTCCAAAGTATTACGCGATATACGACAAGGACTCCTTTATTGTTGGACCAACGCCGAACTCGGCATATACTGTAGAGCTTGCATACTATTACAGGCCTGCAAGTCTTGCTGATGGCGCGGATTCTGGAACAACTTGGATTAGCACCAACGCGCCTGATGCTTTGTTTTATGGCGCTCTTGTTGAGGCGTGCATTTTCCAGAGGTCGGATCAATCTATGATCGAGCGAGCAAATCTTCGCTACCAAGAATCAATAGACAGGCTGAAGGTATTTGGAGAGGCCGTTCTCACGATAGACCAATACAGATATGGCCTTTTGACTAGGCCGAGAACTTGATCTGGGAGGATCTGAATGTTTAGTTCTTCTGCGGCCCCGATCATCGGGAACCCAATTGTTACTACACTTGACTACAGGGGGTATAACCCTGAAGAGCTTGCTGACATGGCGGTCGATAAGATCATTCATGTTGGCGGGAATAGCCATCCTGTGATTGTCGATCAAGCAAAAGCTTATCGAGAAAACATCAGGAAGGTTCTTGTTCACTATTTCGCTTTGGCTCAAGAATCAGCAAAAACAACCGTAATCGGTGCTGTCGCCAAAAGCGGCGATGAAAAACTTGCCGACTATCTCAGGAGACTTTAATGGCTATCACTACTGCTATGGCTACATCGTTCAAGGTTGACATCCTGAGCGGCGGCCACAACTTTAATACTACGAACCGAGCCCTGACTGCGAACACTCAGGACTCTTTTAAGATTGCTCTTTACACAAGCACGGCTTCATATGGCGCGGCGACAACCGCGTATAGCTCCACCAACGAAATCACAAACACCGCTGGATCTGCTTATGCTGCTGGCGGTCTGGCTCTGACTATCAGTCAGGTTCCTATCGCTACAGGCACGCCAAACACCACAGCCTACATCGACTTCGCAGATTCCACTTGGAGTTCGGCTTCGTTCACGGCAAACGGCGCAATGATCTATAACACGACAAACGCCAATAAGACTGTTGCGACCCTTTCGTTTGGTGGCGACAAGACCGTTACGTCTGGAACCTTCACCATTCAATACCCTGCTCCGGGTACTGGGTCATCGATCATCCAGATCGCGTGATTGGAGAGTTTAAATGGCACTTCAATACTCTGTTACAGTTCGTAACGCCAAGCTTGATGCAGTGGAGAACACGATTAACGTTTCTCCTATTCTCAAGATTCGGTCTGGCACGCCTCCTGCGAGCTGCGCGTCAGCCGACCAAGGCACCGTGCTTGCATCAATCACCCTGCCGTCAGATTGGATGAACGCAGCTAGCAGCGGCACCAAAACAAAGAATGGCACATGGACGGATGCCGGGGCCGATGCAGATGGCACTGCTGGGCACTTCCGTGTTTACGCTTCGGACGGCACGACCTGCCATATCCAAGGAACTGTCGGCACTAGCGGGGCGGACATGATCGTTGACAATACCAGTTTCGCAACTGGTCAGTCTTTCACTGTTACGACGTTTACACTGACTGCTGGCAATGCGTGATGGACGTTCTTTTGATCAAAGACGGCAAGGTAGACAACTGCATACACGCTAGCAGCGTGGGTAGAGCGCAGGAAGTCTACCCGGACCACATTTGCATTGAACGCACTGACGCACTGCGCCAGTTTGGCCCCGGTGATCTGTACGATGGGACTAACTTCAGCAAAGCACCATACGTGCCCGTGATCGTGCCGGTCACCCGGCTGGAGTTCCTGCGGCGCTTCACGCCTGAGCAGCGCATCGCAATCCGCGCATCGACGGATCCGCTAATCATCGACGGGCGCGAGCTGCTCGACATGGCAAGTGATGTCTCGGCAGACGATCCCGATACGATCCTCTACGTTCGATACCTGCAGCAGCAGGGATTCATCAGTGCAGAAGATGCAGACCGTATTTTGGAGGTGTCGCAATGAGTCTTGGCGGGCCGGTAGTACACCAACACATCGTCGAATTTACGACCTCAGGCGTTTTGTATGATGGAGTCCTTGATACTACAGACACATCTAGCCCTTTTGACTGGACCGTCCCAGACGGCGTAACTCAGATTCAGGTCTCTATGGTGTCTGGTGGCGGTGGTGGTGGAGGCGGCGGCGGGCCTTCGACCACAGCGGCATCTGGCGTTGGTGGCGGGGGTGGCGGCACAAGTGGCGGCGCAATAAATTTGTATCCTTGCGTTGTTGTCCCGCGCTCTGTTTTGACGGTCACAATTGGCGCAAAAGGTACTGGCGGTGCTGTTGGCGGTGAGGTTTTAACCGGATCTAATGGAACAGCGGGCGGGGTGACTTCTATTTTGTGTACTACCGGGACAATGGTTCCGCCAAAACTTTCTATACGCGCAGGCAACCCGGGTCTTGGAGGACTAGCATCCACTACTACTTTTGCAACCGGCGGCGCCGGAGGCGCTAACTATGGGGGGGGCGCTGGGGTCGCTGGCGGATCAGCATCAGCGGGCGCAGGTGCAAACGCTGGCGGGCAAGGGCTGTCAAGCACAGTCGCCAACGTTCTCCCCGGACTTTTATGGTCTGTTGGCGGAGCAGGAGGAGGAGCATCAAACTCTACATACACCTCAAATGGTGGTGCTGGCGGAATACATGTTTTTCTTACTCCGTTTTTCACAACCGGCGACGGCGGCACCACAAATCTAGGAAATGGCAACACTTCAGGAACCGGAACGTCTGCTGTTTCTCGCGGAGCAGGCGGTCACGGCGGGCTTTCGCCATTGATTCAGAAAGACGTTACTTCCCGTGGAGCCGGGCGAGGTGGCGGCGGCGGAACAACTGCGGTAGCTGGTACAAATGCTGACTCTGATGCTTATGGCGCAGGTGGTGGTGGCGGGTCTGGCGGAGCAGCAGGCGGCGACGGTGCAGATGGTTATCTTGTAATCACTTACTGGAGCGCTGACTAATGGCAATTTCTGAAGCATTTAATGGCAGCGCCTCGATTGGCACGACTGAGTACGACTTGCCTAGCGCGAGCACGACCATCTCTGCACAGACGACGGACGGGATCTACCAGCTTTTTCTCGACCTTAGCGCGTTGGTTTCTGGCGATGAATTCCGCCTGCGGATCTACGAAAAGGTTCAGTCAAGCAGCACGCAGCGCGTGGTGCAAGAGGTCATCTTCTCTAATGCTCAGACCACGGAGCCTGTGTACGTCACGCCTGCGATTCTTTTTTTGCACGGTTGGACTTTTACCGTTAAGCAAAATTTTGGTGCGGCAGCCCGAACCATCAACTGGTCCATCCGGTCGGTTGCCTAATAAATGATGTGGTGGGGGCCGCTACTCCAAGGCGGGGCACAGTTACAGTCAGCGGCCGGTGCAATCACCGGCACGCTCAATGTCACAGAGGCGGATGACGCCCTAGCCAGCACAGGCGCTCTGGCGATCTCAGGAAGCCTCAGCGCTACTGAGGCATCAGACACTCTAAGCTCAAATGGCGCGGTTTCGATATCTGGATCTCTTTCCGTCACAGAGGATTCAGATACTTTATCTTCTTCTGCAACAGTTTCTATATCAGGCTCTCTTTCTGTTACAGAAGAATCTGATACTTTATCAGCTATTGGCGGGTCTGCTGGTACGGGATCTTTAAACGTAACAGAGGAATCAGACACCCTTTCGTCTCAATCAAATCTTAATATATCTGGGTCTCTTTCTGTTACAGAAGCGTCTGATACGCTTTCTTCTCAGGCCTCTGTTTCAATTTCTGGATCTTTGTCTGTATCAGAGGAAAGCGATAGCGTTTCCTCTCAGGGATCTCTTTCGATTTCTGGATCTTCTTCTATTACAGAAGAGGGTGATTCTCTAGCGTCTTCTGGATCTCTTGCTGTCTCTGGATCCCTATCTGTCACAGAGGAGTCAGACTCTCTTTCTTCAACCGGATCATCTGAGTCCGCCGCGTTTGTTGATGGGGTTTCTTCTACAGGCTCGGCAGGAAGCGTATTAGTTTCTATTGGCGAGACCGTAGTCGCTGGATCTGTCTCGGCTACGGGTAGTGCTTCTGATGTAACTGTTGAAGTTACATTTACCTATTCGAGGCCTGACTCTGATATCAGCATAGATGGATGGACCGGTAACCCCGACAACGTAGATCTGTACAAAAACATAGACGAAATCGAGCCGGTTGATTCTGACTATGTTGAAAGCCCGTCTCTAGAAGATTATCCCGGACCAATCGTATTTGGAATAGATCAGCAGCTTTCTTCTGGAAGAACGTATTCTGTTAGAACAAGGGCCAGAGCCACGGGCGGGATCGGGTACATTAGGGCTATCCTTCAAAACTCATCAGGCTTTGTTGTTGGCACTAGCTCTTGGCAAAGCCTTAGCGCAAGCTTCACCACATACGATCTGCTTATCACCACAACTGATGTTGGTGATCGCGTAGAGCTGGAAGTTTCTCCTACAGAACCAGCCTGACTGATTTGGGCTGATCCAGATCCGAGGCCAAATTGGCTGATACAACCGTCACACTTGTTGGCTGGGGTTCTCAGGGCTGGAATGGCAGCTATAACTGGGGGCAGTCCCCTGCGGAACTTTCAGCTCAGGGTTCTGTTTCCGGACCTAATGTTTTTATAGTAGAGGTAGCTGGTGTATCTGGCGTCTCCTCTTCTGGATCTGTTTCTGGTGTTTCTGTACAGACTTCATCTTCTTTTGTTTCTGGATCTGTTTCTGCTTCCGGAAGCGCATCTGCTCCTTTAGCTTCATCAAGTGTTTCTTTTGGTGTTACAGGGGCTTCTGCTTCGGCAAGCTCCGGCTCTGCTGTAGCGATATCTTCTGTATCAAACTCTTCACCAAGCTTTTCCTCTTCAGGACAAGCTTCTTCTGTATCTATTTTTACAGAGAAGATTGTTTATGTTGCTGGATGGAGCTTCGGTTCGGGCTTTGGAGAAGGTCGCTGGGGGAATGATTACTTAACCCCCTCTGGATCCTCATCAGTTGGATCTGTTTCTGTTGTCGCCGGAGGCCTTGCTCAACCTGACGGGGTTTCTGCTACAGGTTCCGCTTCTGTTCCATCGTTCTCTTCTACAGGGAATGTAATTCTTTCTGGATGGAACTCTGATTCTTTTTGGGGATCTGGCGGATGGGGTTTGTCGGACTCCCCGTCAGGGATTGCTAGCGTTTCTGCCCCGCTTGTAACATCAAGCAACATAACGCAAGCAACAGGTTTTTCTGCAACAGGCTCTGTATCGTCTGTTTCTATATCCTCAAGCCTGTCTTTAGTACCTTCGTCAATATCTGGCTCTGGGTACTCTGAGCCGCCTCAAGTAATTATTGATGGCGCTTTCTCTGTCTCAGGGGTTTCATCTGCCGGATCTGTTGGGTCTGTTTCTGTATATTCTGATCCACAGGTATTTTCTCCTAGTGTCTCGTCTACTGGATCTGTTGGCGACCCACTAGAGATATCTAGCCCTTCTTTTGTTGCCGCTTCTGTAAGCGGGTCTGGGACAGCGTCATCTCCCTCCATAGGGGCTGACAACACTGTATCTCTTGCCGGGTTTGGGGCTTCATCCGTCTCTTGGGGAGACTATGGCTGGGGTCAGGGGGCTGTTGTATACGCGACAGCTCAAGCTTTTGCGCCAAACATCTCTCTAAGTTTTTCTGTTCTTTCTGACGGTGTTTCCGCAACTGGATCTGCGACCGCGCCGAATTTCTCTATATCGGCCTCGTTTGTTGTTTCTGGTGTTTCTGGAAGCGCCACAGCTTTCGCTCCCTCTATATCGAGCGGAATAACAATTCCTTTTGATGGCTGGTCTCCACCTCCGGGAGGGTGGGGAGAGTATCCGTGGGGTCTTGGGGTTGGGCTTTCTGCAACAGGATCTGTTTCTGAGCCAAGCGCAAGCTCTGTTGCTTCTTTTTCTGTAACCGGAGTTTTCGGGTCCGCATCTTTAGGCGACGCCTCGGCATCCGGGAATTACGTTTACACGTTCTCCGGCTGGAACGAGAGCTTCATAAGCTGGGGTGAGTACGGTTGGGGGCAGGGAACAACCGTATCACTGTATGGGTCTGCTTCTGATCCAAGCATTTCTGTAAGCGCGACAGTTTTTTCTTCGAGTGTTTCTGCAACAGGAAGCGCATTCGATCCGAATGTTCTTCTTGATTCCACTTTCAACGTATCTGGCGTCTCCTCTACAGGAACAGCCGGAACCGCGCTCGTTTCTTCTGGAACCACTGTTTTCTTGGCGGGATGGAACGCCAATGCATTCTCTTGGGGAGATTACGGCTGGGGCGAAGGATCAATCGTTCAGTCGATTGGTTCTGCAAATGCTCCGTCTATATCTGCCGACCACACTGAATTTGTTGATGGCGTTTCAGGGTCAGCAACAACAAACAACGTCTCAATAGAATCAAATGAAAACGTATCCATTGCTGCCATCAGCTTTGGAGCCGTTGGATCTGTTTCTGTTCCTCAATTCACAACAGATGTCATCGTCTATCTGTCTGGATGGGGGTCAAACGGGATCTCTTGGGGCGATGGTCCTTGGGGCATTGGTGTAGCCGCATCTGCAAGCGGCTCTGTATTTGATGTTTTCGCTGAAGGCATAGCCTCCGCAGATGTATCTGGCGTTTCTGCTGATGGATCTGTGTCGGATGTAGATATTACGTCCGAGGTTCTTGTAAGCCTTTCTGGTTGGGGCTCTGACTCGTTTAACTGGGGAGAGTATGGCTGGGGTCAGGGGGCTGCCCTTCAAGCCATTGGCTCCACCTCTGAAGTCTCTTTCAGTATTAGCGAGTTCTATTTCGCAGAAAGCTTGTCTGCGACAGCGTCTGCGTCAGATCCCGAGGTATCCCTATCTCCGGTTGTAGATGTTGTTGGTGTAAGTGGATCCGGCTTAGTTGGTGATACAGAGGGTCTTGTTGAGACCATCGTATTCCTTGCGGGATGGAACGCTAACGCCGTTTCTTGGGGTGATGGCGATTGGGGGTTGGGCTCTATCGCGAGCGCAACCGGGACGTCTTCCGACGTATCCGCCGAGGCCATTGCATCTTTTGAAGTAAGCGGCGTATCTGGATACGCATTTGCCGGGGATGTTTCAACCCTAGACGAGGTCACGGTTTATCTCGCTGGATGGGGCGCTGATTCCGTTCCTTGGGGCGATTACGGATGGGGACAAGGATCAATAGCTTCTGCTTTTGGTCAAGCATTCACGGCCGATCTTGTTTTAGACATAGAGTTCTCCGTTGACGGAGTTTCTGGAACTGGCTCATCAGAGCCTCCCCTATTCAGGGTTGATGTCGAAACATCGGTTCCATCTGTCTACGGCGAAGGCTTCGTTAATGCGCCGTTTGCAGAAGAGTCTCTAACGGTATTCTTAGGTGGTTGGGGTTCTGACGGAGACGGCTGGGGAGAGCTTGGTTGGTCCGTTGATTCTTTTGCTTCTGCATCCGCCTCTGTTGCAAGCGTTAATGATTATTGGAATGCAGAGGGAACATCTTGGGGATCAGGTGACTGGGGCGTTGGCTATCCGGGAGTTAGAGTACTACTTCTAACAGAAGTAGTTATATCGGCCGGCGCGACAGGAACTGGAGAGGCCTTCTCTCCATCTGTATTTGTTTCTGAATCCCAGTCTTTCCTTGTAGATTTTGTTTCTGCAAGCGGATCTGTTGGTCTTGTTAGCGTCCCCGGAGACACCTTCGCATCGGTTGGCGGGGTGTTTGGGCTTGTATCTGCTGGCACTGTTTCCGTTGTTACGCCGCCCAATGTCGCTCAAATCTCTTGGCTTGAGGTTGAGCGAGATCAGGCGACCGTTCAAGTCTCTTGGCTTGAAGTTGAAAGAGTATTCAGAAAGGTTCAGGTTTCTTGGCTGTTCGTAACACCATACATATCTGTTGGTGTAAACGGCGTTTCTGCCACAGCGCAAGCAAACTCTCCCTACATTTGGCTTAATGTAAACGACTCTCAGATTCCTGATTGGAACGTTGTTCCTGATGATCAAGGCTCTGTCTGGACGAACATACCCGGAGACATAGCGGCTGGATGGCAGAATGTTAACGACTCTCAAACATCCATATGGGCAGAAGTAGAACAGTATCAGAATCCTTCTTGGAACTGCTCAGAAAATTCTACTGTTCCGAACTGGATGGTATTGCAAGATGCACAAAACTCTGAATGGTCTTGTGTAAACGTGTCGGAAGGTCCAAACTGGACCTGTGCGGATTCTGCCCAAAACCCCGGATGGTCTTTGGTTTCAGACTCTCAGTCATCCGACTGGTTTCAAATAGCAGCATAGGATAGGAAATGCCTAGTACATATTCGACAAACCTTGCCCTTGAGTTGATGGCTACTGGTGAAAATGCCGGTACTTGGGGCGACATTACCAACGTAAACCTCGGCACGCTTCTTGAGCAGGCGATCAGCGGCTATGTAACGCAAACCATCACAGATGGCGCCGACACAACTATTACTATTCCGAACGGCGCAACAGGCGTTGCACGGAACATGTATATCGAGCTTACGGGAACGCTGACCGCAGCTAGGAACCTGATTGTTCCTAACAACAGGAAGCTTTACTTTATATTCAACAACACCACTGGCGGCTTTGCCGTAACCGTAAAAACCTCCGCTGGTACTGGCATCTCTGTAGCTAACGGATCAAAACTAATTCTTGCCTCAAACGGCACAAACATAATCAACGCTGTCAGCTACGGGACGGCCTCCGGCACTGTTAGCTCTGTTGCTCTTTCTGGCGGTACAACCGGTCTTACTGTGTCTGGTTCGCCAATCACATCGAGCGGAACTATTACCCTTGCCGGGACTCTTGCGGCAGCTAACGGCGGCACGGGTCAGCCGGGAGGGTACGCCGTTGGCGATATTCTTTATGCAAGCTCTGCAACAGTTCTTTCTAAGCTAGCCGCGGTTGTGGCTGGTAACGCGCTAATTTCTGGCGGTGCTGGCACCGCGCCCTCTTACGGAAAGATTGGTCTTACTACTCATGTCAGCGGCACTCTTCCTGTCGCCAATGGCGGCACTGGCGTAACGACGTCAACCGGATCTGGTAACGCTGTTCTTTCTAATGCTCCTACATTTACCTCCGCCACGTTTACAGGCGGCGCTCAAACAACGCCCAGTACTGCAAGCGGGACCACAGGCTCTATCAGTGTTGACTGCTCTGCTAGCAATGTTTTTGCAACTACGATTACTGGTGCAATCACGCCAACTTTTACAAACCCGAGAGATGGTCAAACAATCAACTGGTTCATCACTCAAGATGGAGCCGGCGGTAGAACAGTGACATGGCCCGGTATCTTTAAATGGCCGGGCGGAACCGCTGGCGTTTTGTCTACTCCTGCGAACGATGTTGATTTGCTTGTCGCAACCTACAGAAGCACTACAGGTTTTTGGTACGCGACCCTAATCAAGGACTTTGCATAATGAGTTTCGCCTCCAGAAACATTTTTTCTACCTTTGGCGGATCTACCAGCGAGTTTACCTCTGGCAGCGGGACCGTAACCATTCCGTCTGGCGCCTCTACGATGGTGATTGAGATCTGGGGCGGCGGCGGCCCCGGAGGCCAAGGCTCTTCGATTGCGGCGTATACCGGCACGTCTACAGGTGGTGGTGGCGGCGCTTCTGGCGGTTATTCCAAGAAATCATTTAGCGTTTCTGGCAACAACCTTCAAACGGTCAACTGGTCTGTTGGCGCTGGCGGCAGCCCCGGAGGAACCGGAGGCGCATCTTCTATAACCAGCGGGACTTATACGCTAACCACAATGAGTTCTGGTGCCGCCCCAAGCGGGATTTCTGGAAACTCTGGCGGCGCTGGAGGAGTTGGCGTAACTCCGACTGGCGGGACAACAAACACTGCCGGTAACAATGGCGGAGCGGGAACTACATCCGTCCCCGGGGCGGGCGGCGCAGGCGGCGCAGCGCTTTCTGGAGACGGCGGGGTTTCTGCTGGCGCAGGCGGCAATGGCGGTAATGGCGGCCTCGTTACCGGATCGTCTGGTAGCGCTGGCAAGGTCAAATTTGTATTCACCTAAAGGTCTCTTCAATGTTTGATATTTTTCTTATTGTTTCTGTAGCTCTCATTCTTGTTCTTCTTCTAGCAAGATCTTTAAACAAAAGCTACATGTTAAAAAAAGAAGGTTCCATGCATTCAAAAAAACCTGAAAAAAACAAGGCCGCATCTACATCGAAAAACAAAGGAAAGGGCAAAAAGGAAGCTGTTGTTATTCCCGGCCCGACTCAGGTAGAGAATGTTGCTCCTGACGGAACCAAGGAGCCTCCTCCGATCAATACTTGGAAGTTTTGATATTGGATACTGTTGACCTTCGACTGCTAAAGGCTCAAGCCCGAGCCGAGCTGAATCGGTTTGAGGCTCATTCAACAGCAAAAGAGGTCGCGGGCAAGGCTATTGGCAAGCACGGCCTCGCCTACATCACTCTTATAGTTGCTATTGGCGTTGGGTCCAGTCTTGTCCTCGATAACGAAAAGATCGCGGCTGTCATGGGTCTTCTGGGCGCTTCTCTTACGGCGCTGATCAGCATGCTCAACGGGATTGCTGGGGCTAATGAGAAAGAAGAGAAGCCTGAGTTTGGCGTAATCAAAGAGCTGATCAATAAGCTCGACAGGCTTGATAGAGAAGAGATGCCTATGCGTGTGGACGTTGAGGGCGATCATGTCACGGTCACCAAAGGCAATGATGTGGTGTCGGCAAAGAGGGCTTGATCATGATGACTCTTCTATCGACTCTTATGAGCTTCCTTGCTGGCGGTCTTCCTAAGATCCTTGAGATTTTTCAGGATCGTCAGGACAAGAAGCATGAGATTCATATTCTTGAGATGCAAAAGAGCCGAGAGCTTGAGATGGCTTCTCGCGGATTCCTTGCTCAAGAAAGGATAGAAGAAATAAAGACAGAGCAGATCCAGATTCAGGCTGATGCTCAAGAGAAGCAGAGCCTTTATAACCATGACATCGAGATCGGGAAGGGCGCCAGTCAGTGGATGATCAACCTCAGATCATCCGTAAGGCCCGTTGTTACTTATATCTTTGTTCTTGAGCTTGTAGCTTTAAACGCAACAGGCGTTTGGTACGCCTACACTCAGAACGTTCCATTTGCTATCGCTATGGAAAACGTCTTCTCTCAGGATGAGATGCTTATCCTGAGCAGCATCATTGCATTCTGGTTCGGCAGCCAAGCCTTCAAAAAGTGAAGACAAGCCCCTTCGCGATACAGATGATTAAACATCACGAAGGGGTTAGGCTAAGACCTTATCGATGCCCAGCTCTTCTCTGGACTGTTGGGGTTGGGCACGTAATTGATCCGTCTCATGCTTCGGTCAAGTATGAAGATCGCAAAAGTCTACCGATACCAAGCGGCTGGGATAGAACTCTCTCTATGGACGAGGTTGATTCTATTCTCTCTAAAGATCTTGGCAGGTTTGAGCAGGGCGTGGTTAGAGCTTGTCCTTCTGTTGTTGATAGCCAAGGAAGGTTTGATGCTCTTGTTTCCTTCTCTTTTAATGTCGGCTTAGGGAACCTTCAAAGAAGCACTTTGAGAATGAAGGTTAATCGTGGAGAGTACGAATCTGCTGCTGATGAGTTCTTGAAGTGGACCAAGGCCGCCGGGCGAGTTCTTCCGGGTCTAGTTAAACGCCGTCAAGATGAGCGGTCTTTGTTCTTATCTGGAGCATCATGAACAGAATCCTTTTATTTTTTCTGTTGATTCTGCCTACTGCTGCGCTTGCGCGTTATTCAGCAACGATTGAATGGATCGCTCCAACGGCCTACGAGGACGGCACGCCTCTAGCGCCGGAGGAGATTCTTTCGTTCGAGATCATGTATGGAACCGAATCAGGGAACTACACAAACAGCGTCACGGTAAGTGGAGATGCTAGACAATACTCTGTCAGCAACTTGGCCTCTGGCACGTGGTATTTCGTAGCTACCGTGACCACGGTTGAGTTGGAGACGTCCGTTATATCAAACGAGGTTATGCGCCGCTTTTCGAGAGGCAAGCCGCGCAGTGTTACGATAAAACTTAGATAAGGTGGTGCCTCTTGGACCAAGCATTTATCAACTGGGTCATTGGCTTCACCGGGACGATCTTTGGGATACTGCTTAAAATCGTATGGGACGCCATCGTGATTCTGAAGAAAGACCTCTCTACTCTAGAAAACAAAATACATGACGATTTTGTAAGAAGGGAAGACTTCAAGGATGTCGTGTCCGACATGAAATCCGAGATGAGGAACGGCTTCGGAACAGTCAACAGCACGCTTGCTCTTATCTTTAAGAAGCTTGATTCCAAGGAAGACAAGTAGCCAGATGCCTTACTCAAAGATTCAATTCAAGCCGGGGATCGTAAGAGACCCGACAGCTTACTCAAGTCAGGGCGGTTGGTACGACTGCAATCTGGTCAGGTTTAGGCTTGGGTATCCTGAGTCTATTGGCGGATGGCAAAAGGAGTACGGCGGAGAGCAATTCGACGGGGCATGCCGCTCTATTATTCGCTGGTCAACGCTTACTGGTGAAGACCTGATAGGCTTTGGCACCACCTATAAATACTACGTTGAGCGCGGCGGCGGCTTCTCCAACATCACGCCGCTCAGATTGACTACTGCGCTTGGAAACAACCCGTTTTCTATATCGAATGGGTCAAGCTCTCTCCTCGTGACTCATAATTCTCATGGCGCCACGCAGTACTCTTTTGTCAGCTTTCAGTTTGCAAATAGCCTTGGCGGTAACGTAACTGCTAGTGTCATTAACCAAGAGCATCAGATAGTAGAGATCGTTGATCAAAACTCCTACAGGATCACTCTTCCTGTCACGGCCAATGCTTCAGACACGGGCGGCGGTGGCAATGCCGTAAACGCCTACTATCAGTTAAACGTTGGATACAACACTCAGGTTGGCGGCCCCGGCTGGGGCGCGTCTGCTTGGGGCGGCCCAGCTATATTCGGTTCTGTTGGTTGGGGGCAGGCTGCAAGCACCAATACCACTGCGTCTCTACGAATATGGGCTCATGACAACTTCGGAGAAGACCTTGTTTTTTGTATTAGGAATGGCGGCGTTTACTACTTTGATGTAACAAATGGGTATACAACTCCTGCCGTTACGCTTAGCTCTTTGAGCGCTGACTCTTCTACGCCTACCATTGCGACTCAAGTCCTAGTGTCTGACAGAGACCGGCATGTGGTCGCTTTTGGCGCCAATTACGGCGGAGCTACGGTACAGGATCCATTGAGGATCAGGTTCTCTGATCAACTGAATGCCTTTGTTTGGACGCCAGCCGCAACGAACACGGCTGGAGATCTTTATCTTGGATCTGGAACCAAGATCGTTAGGGCTATTGAGACAAAGAGAGAGATCCTTGTCTGGACGGATGTATCTCTTTATTCAATGCAGTTTATTGGGCCTCCGTTCACGTTCGGTATTCAGCAGATCTCCACCAAAATAACTACTGTTGGGTTCAACGCTTTTGCCGCCGTAGAAGATACCGTCTACTGGATGGGTTTAAATGGCTTCTATACCTACTCTGGTCAGGTTGAGCAGGTTCCCTGCCCCGTAAAGGACTATGTCTTTTCTGACTTCAACTACAACCAAGCGGACAAGGTTTTCGCTGGAATCGACTCTCAGTTCTCAGAGGTAATTTGGTTTTATCCCTCGGAGAACTCTGAAGAGAACGACAAATATGTAATTTATAACTATCAAGACAATGCTTGGTATTACGGATCTCTTGCGCGAACCGCGTGGCTTGATACCGGCGACTCACAGTTCCCTCTTGCTACTGGGGCTGACAACATCTTCTATCGTCACGACAACGGCACTGATGATGGGAGCACCTCTCCGTCAACGCCGCTGAATGCCTACATTGAATCAGCCCCTTTTGAGCTTGGAGAGGGCGACGATTCCATGTTTATCAAGACGATCATCCCTGACGTTAAGTTCTACGAGTCTACTAACAGCCCACAAGTGCAAATGACTCTGATGACTCAGCGTTATCCCGGGTCTCCATACGATGAAACCCTCACGTCAAATGTGAACAGAACGGCGCAGTTCCCTGTTGAGCAGTTCACTGAGCGTGTAAACGTAAGACTCAGGGGCAGGCAGGCGACGATGAAGGTTTCGTCCAACAAGGTCGGAACCCGATGGATCCTTGGCGCCCCTCGTTTAGACATGCAACCTGATGGTGGAAGATAGTGGATAGGAGGCTGTCCTATCCTTCAATATCGAATCCGCCGAAGGTTTACAGCCAGAGGTACATGTTTGATCTGTCCAGATCAATCAATGACCTGATCACCTATATCCGCGCCCCCGGGGAAGGGCGGAACTCTTCCCTTGTTCTAACAAACGCCCCGACAGACGAGGTGGGTTTAGAGGCTGGGACTATTTACGATGACCTCGGCGTCCTTCGTATAGCTCATGCCACGCAGTATCCGGAGCCTATCGGCGCCCCCGTTTATATGAGGATCTACAACAACAGTGGATCAACTA